AAGCGGATGCTTTAGCCTTTGCTAAGTTTCTTCAAAAACTTTAGTTTTATAAATAACTATAACAATATAAGGAGTTAATCCCCATGGCAAATGAATTAGATAAAACCATTGAGGAATTAGAAGCAGATGTACTTGGCGAACTTGATGAAGCCAATGGTGCAGATGCTCCTAAGAAATCAGCTGGTGCTGCCGATAAGATGGATAGTATAGATGGCGAAGTAGAAGATACTGGCGCAGCTGTTACTGATCCAGAGCAAAAAGACTCTCCTGCTAAAAAGATCGCTAGTAAAGTGAAACAAGTAAGTGGAGATGCACAACAAAAAGGTGGAAGTTCACCCGATAAAATGCAAAAACTTGCCGCTGGTCATGTTCCAGAAGGTGAGGTTATGGCAGAAGGAGAACATGAAGATGATGCACCTAAGATGGAAATGAAAACCAAAAAAGATGCTATCAACGCAATGTATGACAAAATCAAAGAAATGGAAAAAATGCCTGCAAGTGAGGCAAAAACTTTAGCTGCCGCCTATATGGAAATGGAAGCTAAACCAGAAGAAACAGAAGAAGAAAAAGTCAAGAAGGAATCAGTCGAAAATCGTCTGAAGTCTATTGATGTTTCTGAACATGTTGAAGCTTTGATGACAGGTGAGGGTGACCTCTCTGAAGAATTTAAACGTAAAGCCGCAACAGTTTTTGAGGCTGCTGTTAAATCTAAAGTTCGTTCTGAAGTTGAAAGAATGGAAGACGAATATAAATCTGAACTGGAAGAAAATATTACCACAACTAAAGGTGAGTTAACTGAAAAGGTTGACACTTATCTTAATTATGTTGTTGAAGAATGGATGAAAGAGAACGAGTTGGCTATCGAAAGAGGCTTGAAAGGCGAAATCGCTGAAGACTTTATCTCAGGTTTGAAACAATTGTTTGAAGACCATTACGTTGATGTTCCAGATGAAAAATATGCTGTGCTTGAAGCACAATCAGAAAAGATTTCTGAACTAGAAGGTAAGATTAATGAGATGATGGAGTCCAACATCGAAATTAAATCTGCTAATGCTACACTAGTGAAAGAATCTGTCATGTCAGAGGTTTCCTCAGACTTGGCTGATACCGAAATTGAAAAGTTTAAGTCGCTGATTGAAGATGTTGACTTCGCAAACGAAGCATCTTATCGTGAGAAACTTTCTACATTGAAGGAAAGCTATTTCCCTTCAACTAAAGTTATCACAGAAGTTACTGAAACAATTGATGATGTAGACTCTGGCATCGCACAGGACATTGACACCTCTCAATCAATGACAGCTTATATGTCTGCGATTGGTAGGACTGCCAAATAGTGCAAAATAAACAATATTATAAATAGTAGAAATATATAAAGGAGAAACAAAATGTTTCAAACAGAACATCTACAAGAAAAGTGGTCACCTGTCCTTAAACATCCTGATCTTCCTGAGATCAAGGATAGTTATAAGCGTGCAGTAACTACAATCATCTTGGAAAACCAAGAAAAAGCTTTAAAAGAAGACAAAAACTTCTTAAACGAAACAGTATCAACTAACTTTGCTGGTGGAAATGCCTCTTTAGATACATGGGATCCCATTCTAATATCGTTAGTAAGACGCTCTATGCCTAACTTGATTGCATATGACATTTGTGGTGTACAACCAATGACAGGGCCAACTGGTCTTATCTTTGCAATGCGTGCCCGTCTAGCATCAATGGATGGTGCTGAAGCACTTGCTGATGAAGCTTTCCCTGATTTAGCAAACCAAAACGCTGCTGGTACTATCGGTGGTGGAGATATTGGTACAACTGAAACTAACCCTGCCGTATTGAACGATTCACCAGCTGGAACTTATACTTCTGCAACTGGTATGACTACAGTACAAGGTGAGGCACTAGGTGACTCAGGTACTAACGCATTCGGTGAAATGGCGTTCTCAATTGAGAAGCACACTGTTACTGCTGTAACACGCGCTCTTAAAGCAGAGTACACTATGGAACTTGCACAGGATCTTAAAGCAATACATGGTCTTGACGCAGAAACCGAACTTGCTAATATCCTTTCTTCTGAAATCCTTGCAGAAATAAACAGAGAAGTTGTTCGCAACATCTATGTTTCTGCTGTTAAAGGTGCTCAAGCAAACACAACTACTGCTGGAATTTTCGACTTAGACACTGACTCAAATGGTCGTTGGTCTGTTGAGAAGTTCAAAGGTTTGATGTTCGCAATCGAAAGAGATGCGAATGCTATCGGACAACAAACTCGTAGAGGTAAAGGTAATATGTTAATAGTATCAGCTGATGTTGCTTCGGCACTTCAAATGGCTGGTGTTCTTGACTATGCTCCTGCTCTTAACAACAACTTGAATGTTGATGATACTTCAACTACATTCGTTGGTGTTATGAACGGACGTTATAAAGTATATGTTGATCCATATTCTGCTAACGTATCTGCTTCACAATACTATGTTGTTGGTTATAAAGGTACTTCACCTTATGACGCTGGTATGTTCTACTGCCCATACGTTCCTCTACAAATGGTTCGTGCGGTTGGTGAAAATACTTTCCAACCAAAAATCGGCTTTAAGACTCGTTACGGAATTTCTGCTAACCCATTCGCTACTGGTACAGTCGCGGCTGGTGCAGATGGCGCAATCGCAATTACTGCGAATGCTAACAAGTACTATCGCAGAGTTAAAGTTTCAAACCTTATGTAAGAATTGTTACTTTACGAGAAAAACGGCCTTCGGGTCGTTTTTTTTGTCTTTTATTTCCTTATAAATACTAGTATGACAACAGAAACATCTCCCTTAAATCGACAACCAGATAAGTTAGATTATTCAAGTCCGACTCAATTTCGGTTTATGATTAACCAACTTCCCAAAGTGCAGTTCTTTACTACAGCTGCAAATATTCCCGGCATTGGTTTGAGTGAAATAAACTTAGAAACCCCATTCAAAGAAATACCTATCATTGGTGACAGAGTTACCTATGAAAATCTAAGTGTATCTTTTATTGTGGACGAGTACCTAGAAAACTATACAGAGTTACACAACTGGATAATTGGTATTGGATTTCCAAAAAGCAGACAACAGTTTACAGATTTTCGTTCTACTAAATCTAATACTTCTGTTGCTGGTGCTGGTGGTAATACTGATATTGGTAAAGTTGGAAAGCCTATAGCAGACAAATCGTTTTATTCAGATGCGACACTATCTATTTTATCAAACAAAAATAACCCTGTTGTAGAGGTTCGGTTTTCTGATATGTTCCCTGTGTCACTTAGTAGTCTGGAATATAACCAAAATGTAACAGATGTAGAATACTTGACAGCAACAATTGATTTTCGTTATAAATTATATGAGATAGTTACCTTATAATATGGAGTAATAATGACCCTTGATGAATTAAAAATTCAAGTCCAAAATGACTTGAAAGTAGATAATGAACACTTAGATACCGAATCATTAAAAAACCAAGAAATTAAAGCCAAATACTTAGACCACAAATCTAGATATGAACTTCTTTTGTTTAAAGCAAAAGGAGATTACAAACGATTGTATCGTGAAAAGTGGGAATATTATGGTGGTAAATCTGATGCAAAAATCTATGCAACTAAACCATTTGACCTCAAAGTTCTCAAAACAGATTTATCAGTTTATATATCATCTGATGAAGAAATTATTGATGCAGAAAACAAGGTTGGTTACTTAGAAACTGTAGTGGATTATATCAAAGGAGTTATCAAGTCCGTTGATAATCGTGGGTGGGATATTAAAAATGCAATTGAATGGAAGAAATTTGAAGCAGGACTGACATACTAATGGTAAACTTTTATGATGATTTTTTAGAAGAACATATTGCACAATTAATTGATATGCAATTAAAAGATGTGTCTTGGAAATTTGATTATGATTCTGTAGAGAATGGTTTAAATAAACACTGGCACGTTTTTTGTGGACATGACGAAGAATCCCTTCGTGAAGATATATCACCTATCTGGCAAAAGATTAAAAAAGAATGGCCAGATTTGCAGTTAGAACGTGCTTATCTAAATGCACACACACATGGAATAGAACCACACATTCACAGAGATGATGGTGCTGTAACATTCATCTATTATCCCAGAATGGATTGGAAAAATGAATGGGGCGGTGGAACTGTAGTATACGATAATAATATAAAAGATATTACAGATCATGTAAACTACAGAGGCAACAGACTAATACAGTTTTCTGCACAACTACCACACCAAGCTCAACCAGTAAGTAGAGAATGTTATCAACTTAGAACTTGTGTGGTATTCAAAACTACACTGCCTTGTCCTTCAAATAGAAGTAGGTCATCGTTTGGTTTGCAAACATAATGATTGGTTCAAATTACTTAATAACAAATTTTCCAAAAGAGTTAATTAAGGAAGTATTAAAAAATAAAGAAAATACATTAGAAAAAGGTAATATCAACGAAGTTAGTGGACTAACGACAAGAACTTCTAGTGTTTCGTGGATAAAAGATAAAAATATTTGTCAAAGAGTATTTTCTGTGATGAAAAAACAGGCAGAACAATTTTCATCTTTACATTTGGATAATATAGAACCATTACAGTATTCAGAATATAGAAATGACCAAGAGTATGGTTGGCACAAAGATGTAAGGAATATTCCCTATACTGATGGTAGAATTAGAAAACTGTCGTTTTCAATATTTTTAAATGATGATTATGAGGGTGGAGAGTTTGACTTAGAAATCTATAACCCTGATATATCACCTAGATATTTGGAAGTAAAAAAACAAAATAATGCGAATTGTATAATATTCAATTCTGATATGTGGCACAGAGTAAGACCTGTGACATCTGGTGTAAAAAAAAGTATTGTTGGGTGGATGTTAGGCCCTATGGTTAAATAAAATATTATGAAAATATCAAAGATAAATGAAGTGTATCTTGAGTGTGATGTGAATGAGGACTTGGCTAGAGAGTTGTCAGACTATTTTACGTTTGAAGTGCCTGGCGCCAAGTTTATGCCGCAATATAGAAATCGTATGTGGGATGGAAAGATAAGATTGTTCTCTCCACGCAATGGAAGAATTTATACAGGACTATTACCCTACATAAAAGAATATTGCGATAAGAAGTCAATACCATATACAATATTAGAAGGAGTAGAAGATAGCAAAGTTATAGATCGTCAAAAAGTTGAAGATTTTGCTATATCATTACGGCCAACCTCTAAAGGGAAACCTATTGAATTTAGAGACTATCAAATTGATGCCATTCATCATGCTCTATCAACAAATCGTTGCCTTCTTTTGTCACCTACTGCTTCAGGTAAGTCACTCATAATCTACACACTTGTTAGGTATTATAACCTGATGGGATTAAAAATGCTTATCCTAGTTCCAACAACTTCTTTGGTTGAACAACTGACTTCTGATTTTGTCGATTATGGATGGAGTGAAAGAAATATTCACAAGGTTTATGCAGGACAAGACAAGACACATAAAACAAAACCTGTTATTATTTCGACATGGCAGTCTGTATATAAAATGCAAAGTCCATATTTTTCACAATTTGGTTGTATCATTGGAGATGAAGCTCACACGTTCAAGGCAAAATCACTTACTGATATTATGGTTCGCAGTAGAGATGTAAAATATAGATTTGGACTAACAGGAACACTAGACGGAAC